CGCTTTTTGTTTACGCTGTTTTTCTGGAACGTCCGCGCCTTGCCAGACTCAAGCTCTATTCGCTCGATATTATCCCCGGGGGCGGAGTCCATTCCATACGCTTTCTGATTCACGCCTACAGGCCATGTCGTCGCCATGATTCCCCCTAGTTAGTCAAACGTACACCATTTACGGTGTTTTGCATAGTTCGGAAACTATCGTTGTATTTCCCGTCGGCCATGCTCTTTGCTACCGTGCGATTTATTACAACCCTGATTCCGTCCTCTGTCACGGTTGCCCGGGCGTGAACGTCATTCGCGGCATTGTTGTAAATCTTGACTGATGATCCGCCCATCTTTCCAGAGTTGATACTATCAAAAAGATTCCGCTGTTGACCGGCGTTAAGGATCATCTCTCGCGAGTTGAGAAGTGCAACGTTCTCATCGCCAGTGTAACTTGTTCCACCCATGATACCACCGGTTGTAAACGATGGAGGAACAGGTTTGCTCCCGATGATCGTAGCGAGTTGCACGGCACCGGCAGCGCCGACAAGTGCTCCGGTTATAATACCAGCAACACCGCCTTGAGCAAGCGCCTTCGTAACTCCGAGCGCGGTATTTGCGATTGAGGTCGCAAGGTTGGCCGTCCATTCCCACATCTGGAGTTTATATCTTTTTTTTGCGGCGTCCTGTTCTATCTCTGTTTTCTTTTCTTCGTATTCTTCAAGGCTGATTTCACCAGCCTCATATTGCTTATCAAGTTTGTCTGTCTTAATCGTAGCTTCATCATCGATCATCTGATTGGCAAGCTCAGATATGTTTGTCATGAGGTTTTGATACTCAGTAGCAAAGCTATTAGCTATTTCAAGAAGTGCTATTGTCTTTTCGCGGGATGCCTGTGTTCGTGCTTTTTCTTCTTCCGCCTCTGTCTGAGTGATTTGCTTTTCAAGCAGTTCTCGCTTGTCAGCGTACTCCATCCAAAGAGATACCTTAGCGTCTGCAAGCAAGGTTTCATTATTCATAACCTCGCCGTAGAGCGTGTCAAGGTTGCCAAGCTGTTCCCGCATCTTGACTGATTCGTCCCGGTCGTCTACCGCGTTGATCGCGTTCATCGCGTCATTAAGTGCATCTTCAAGGTCGGTCGCTTTCAACAGTTCCGCGTTATGCGCCGCAAGTGAGGTTGTTTGATCGCGGATTGTTCCAAGCCATTCTTTGGCAAGTGCATTATTTGAAGTTATCCGTCCGCCTGACTCTGTGATAAGCCCAACATACGCGGCGACATTCGCATTGAGTATTTCCATCTCGTCAACTTCAACGCCATCGGCCTGAGCCTTGAGCTTGATTGACTCGATAGCTTTATCACGCGCGGCGGTTGCTTGCAGAATATATTCGGTTAGTGATTTATCTTCAAGTTTTGACTTCTCTGCTGACTTCGCGGCCTTCTTTTCTTCTTCGCCTTTATACTTTGTTGCAATAGCAAGACTTTGAAGTTGCGCGTATTCTTCATGGAGAAGTTCCATGCGCTCCCTGAGTTGCTTATTAGTTTCTTCCGAGTTATACGCAAGCCCTGCTTCGTAATCTTCTGCGACTGCGAGATACTCAATCAGCTTTTCATTCGCAAGTGCCGTGGCCCCGCGCTCGTTTGCTTCTCCGGCGGCTGCTGATTCGACGTCTTCGTAGTATTCACGCTTTGCCTTTTTCGCGCTTGCCCATGCGCTTGCAATCTCTGTAGCGAGCCGCCGTATTGGAGCGATCCCCTTTTCAAATCCAGCGCCAAACTCTTCCTTGAGATCGCCCACGGCGTTGTTGAGCTGTTCCTGTGTTCCCGTAGCTTTCGCAGTTTCGGCGGCAATGCCTTTGTATCTCTCACCCATTAGCTTTGTGGCCGCACCGTTCTTGAGTTCTTCCGCCGTGAAAGCCTTGATCTCGGGTATTGATTCTCCAAGTTCGCCGGACAATCCGCCGTAGGATTTGTTGAGATTACGAACCGCGCCGTCAAGTGAGAACGTACCAGACGCGGCCATGTCTACAGACGCGGCCATGATCTGCATTATCTCGTCTTGTGTTCTTCCAGCTGCAGCAAGCGATGCCATGTACGGCAATAGTTCTTCATCCCCATCTGTCGTGAGTGCTTGTAGTTCAGATGCATAGTCCTTGAGTGCTTGAACTGAGGAAGATGTAAGATACGGGTTATTCTTCGCGGCGCTTTCAAGCTGCGTCTCTGCTTTGATCTGCGTCTTGTATGATGCGGTTAAATCGCCAATGACATCAGCGGCCTTCTTGAGCGCAAATGCAACACCAGCGCCGACGATAGATACTTTCGCAAGACCAGACGCAAACCCACCGAGGTCTTTGGTACTGCCCTTGAGCTTTTTGTCCAGACTGGCAACGCCCTTGTCAACGCCGGTTTCATCTATTTTAGTGTCTATCTCAATTCTGCCGTCTGCCATTATTTCGCTCCAAATTGCGCGCCGTAGAATACATCCCCGATGCTGTCGAGTTCTTCTTTTTCGGCCTCGCTTGTCTTTTCAGGTAGCCGCCACATTCTCTGCATACGTACAAGTTCTTTATTCTTTCCCGGATTCGCGCAACGATATCCGATGATCGTGTTCAGTTTCGTGCCTTCAATCCCGCCGATTAGAGCACGGACAATATGCCAGTGGTACTGCCTCGCCATGAGGTCAATGCCGTAGCACTGAAGGATTGCCGCGTAGATGAGGTCGGCGTCAATCGTGTAGTCCAGGATGTTCGGGCCGGACTCGCCTTCAACGCGTGGGAGTTCCTTCTTTTCAAAGAAGAATCCTGTCATAGCGTCGATCCCTGCTTGTCGATCTTCCGGGATGTATGTGCCGGTCTTGATCGTCTTGACTGTTATGGTCTTTCGCTTCAAAAGGCTATTAAAAAAGCCCTTCTTTCGCGTGTACGTCTTGACGGTCTTTTCTTCCCGCGTATCGACATACATAAAGTCAAAATCTTGCAGGTACTTTTTATCCTGTTCGAGTATTTGAGAAAACCGGAACCAATAGGAATGGCCGGTTTGTATTCGGTAAAGCCTCCCCGAGACTTCAATCGCCTCGGGGAGTTTTGCTTTCGTTAAATCCATTTACGCGATGACGAGATTGATCGTCGCCGTTCCGGTGTCGGCCTCGAACATATCGGTTGCTTCATGGGTTGCATCCCATGCGCCAATAACATACTCAAGCCCGTCAACCAGTGTGAATACCGCGTTGCCGCTGGAGTCGGTCAGCTTGCGTACGCCACCGATGTCAACAGTCGCGCCCTCTACGTTCGCGGCTACCAGCTTGACGTTAACAGTCTGCTGGAACTCGGTCACGGTCGTCGAGGTGAATACCGGAACGCCAGCGGTCACGGTTGCGGTTCCCTGATCAACCGTTCCGTTGATCGTGATATTCGCGGTAATCGTGGAGTCAACGGGGTTCATGTTATCGATAACCACGACGACATCTGCAAGCCATGCGTTGAAGCTCGAAGATCCATGCGCATAGTCTACGAACAGCATCTGTGTATCCGCGTCCGCTCCGGTCTTGAGGTTGTAGAACTTGTCGTAGAAGTATTCGTAATCCGCTTCACCCTTGTACATAGTGATCGGGAAAGACATCCCGGGCGCGTACCTTTCAAGTACGGTCGTCGGCGATTCGTCAACGATGTAATCGCGTACCGAGGTTTCCGGATTCATCGCTATAGCGTTGTCGGTAGCCTTCTTGATCTGCGCCCATACAGGAACAGACTCGGTTCCAGAATTGATAAAAAATAACTGGTGAAACTTCTTCACCATTACGCCAGCATCCATTTTATGCCCTCCTTAAAAGGGGTTTTTCCCGTCAAAATCCACGTCAACGGTCATGGTGTATATGAACTCGCCCGTCGTCTCTTTGTTTACGAAAGACACGGTTGATACCTTTTGAACCCGCAGAACCTGAAGCCCTGTTAGCGCAATCTCTTTCTTGTCTACAGTTGTTCCTATCAGGTTTAGTACTGCCTGAGCAGCCGCAGGGTCTGTGTTCCGAGCGTAAAAAGCTATCTGCTGCGTTCCGCAAGTCGTACCATCAATATGCTCTTTTTTAATTGCAGTCGATGGATCGGATGTCGCTTTAACTTGATTAACGGTTGATCCGAATTGATCTTCGTTGATCGAAGTTATGGTAGCCTGTTGCGCCTTGATGTAGGTTATGAGGTCACTTGCTATACTCACGGTTAACCAATGCCTCCCATATTTTCAGCCTTGTGGCCTTTGCCCGCTCGAACCACTTCGTCGAGGCGTTCGGGTTTTTATCCTTGCGCTTATTCTCGAAGAAGTGATATTGCTTTGCCGCATACGGCGCATCCCATTCAACCGATCCGCCGCCGCTGGCCGTTACACCGGACCTCATCAGCGTCCCCTCTGCGTCAGGGCAGTAGTAATTGCTATCCTTGAGAACCTGGATGTCGAGTGCCATCTGTGCGCGATCAAGTCTCGCTTTGCACCTCTTGCCGACAGCCGCCGTATCAAACTGGACGGTGATACCCATTACGAACCTACCAATGCTAGCCGGTAATGATGAGGCGTTGAAGCGTCTCCCGACGGATCGTATACCTCGCGCACATAGAACGTCTGCCCGCCGTACACGATCTTGTCACGCTCTCCGAAAGTAATACCAACAGGAAGCGAGTTGACGCAATCGTATATCAGTGTCAGCTTGTCGCTCTTTGCCTCGCCCAGCGAAGTAACAAGTGTCTGCTTTGCGCGAGATACACGTACACGAGTCAGGTTGTTAGCCGTCGCGCTCCACGTCGGATTACCGTAAGCATCTTCCCCGGTTTTCGCGTAATGCGTTGCGCTATGCACAAGCAGGGTAAGGCTGATCGGTTCACTCATCTAACGGGATTCCTGGGTATGAATAGGATGGACCTCGTTCGGTTATCGCCTGAACACCCTGGCCCCTCCGGTCCCTGAACGCGCTCAC